TCTGCTTTTAATTTGTAGTACATTAGTTCCAATCCACATCTACATTGTCAACTGTCCAATCGCCTACTTCAACATCGTTTGCATATGATGTTAAAGAAAGTTCGTCTCCAACTTTATAGAGAGCATCAAAACTATCAATCTCATCAAATGGTACTTGAATTGTTACCTCGAAGTTAATAGTTCCAGTTACGGTAACTGTTTTAGTTGTATTGATTCCAAAGTATTCGCATAACTCTGTAATCACTTCTTGCTTGTCATAGTTAGGATTAACCCACTCTTCAATATGCTCTTTAAGATCATCAATCTTATGAGTAAGATTCATGAAGGCTAAAGAGTTTCTACGTCCTTGGTCAAGGGCCCATTCAATATCTGTAACCTTTTCCGTAGGATAAGATACTTCACCATTATCAATCTTCTTGTAGGTTACAAGTAGATTAGAGTTATACTCATGAGGTGCTGCAGGTGTTACTGTTGCTCCATATGTTTCCATTTCATTCCTTTCGTTGGTTGGGAGTATTGTAGCATCTTCCACTGACAATAGGTTGCATTCCATACCGCAGTGCCATATATTTCTAAATTCATCTTTACGGGTTACCTCTATTAATGCATCACAGATTGTGCATAGATGATTATCTTTAAACCAGCTTTCGCTCATGCGTTCACCATATGCTTACTGCATTGTGCCATAGCCTCTTTATCTTGCCAAGATCCTTGATTACAAAGTTCACAGAATTCACCGCATCCCTCTTCGCAGTATTCTATTGTATTGTAAGACTGACAGGCATAGCAACGATTTTGATATTCCATTAATTCGTTAACCTCGCCACGGACAATTTCGTATTCTCCACCCCAACCTGTTTCTTCCTCAAATTCAAGGGTTAGTAAAGAGTTAGGAACAAGATTACTTAGTTTAGTTAATATAGTTACGGCAGGTGACCAAGCAGTATTATATTTATACACCAACCAATTATCATCACCGTCTGATTTATATTCAAGCAATTCAGTATCAGGGTGCTCATCTTTGTCTGATATGGCTACATCCCATTTTGTTCCCCAGTTAGTTGTATTCCAAGAATACCAATCCTTCTGAGTCATAGCATGCGCTACTTCTTTAGCAAACCAGTCAGGTGCACTAGTATCTGTTCCTAGTCGTGTAGGTTGTTGAATATACTCTTCCATTGTAATACCGTCTTGTAATGGAGAATGGATATTCCAAAATGCAAAGACAGGATTAGAGTATTTTGATTCAGTTACTTCCATTTGCATAGTCTCAGTATTCCAACTATCATGCCATACCACAAATGGTTCGTTAAGTTTATCTTTGATAAAATCTATCTCAGACTTTGGACCTTGTATTGTTAATGTGTTATACACCCAGTTAGGCATATTATTCCTTTCGTTGAATAGCGCAATTGTAGCAGAGTCGACTGACATTATCAATAATTCTGGGGGCTTTTTTATACATTCCGTAAAAGCCGATAAATGCCTTCAGCTCTGGGCGCAGCTTTAGATGTGGGGCCCTTTCGGGCCCCGATTTATTTAAGCGAGGGATTTAACCATCTTGAGAATTTTATTCTTCTCAGCAGTTAATACAGGATCAAAGCCACTTGCCGAAGCCATTAGGGAATCGGAGTTGCCAGTTTTAGATGAACGGTAATAATCTAAACGCTCAGTCAATGCATTAAACGCACCCCAAGCAGTGCCTTTAATTGTGGTATTAGTTGGTGAGTTATGATATAGATCATCAATAGTCACAACTTTATTTTCCCAACGAGTTAGAGCAGCCTTAGTTGCATCTTCAGGTTTAGGATAGATGTTGCGAATCAAATCTGAAAATTGCTTATCAGTAATTGATTGCTTGAATAATTCGTCTGCTTCTTTTTGGAATGCATCTGCGTATGCAAATGTTAATCCCAATGCTTGACGGGCTTGCACAATTCTACCTTCGGCAGTTTGTGTGTGACGAATCTTGAATGATTGCTTAGCACCCTTCATTGCAAGATTAAGAGTGTTTTGGCATACAACACGAACGGGTGTGATTGCTGCCTGAACCGCAACTGAACCGTCGTGAGATGTCCAGACAATTAAATATAACTTAGTTTTATCGTTAACCCCTTGTGGGTCTAATACGATTTCACGAGGAATATCTAATGAGCCGAATACAACTTTGCCCTTTTTAATTGAGCCAGCAGATTCCCATTTAGCAGCATCATTGTCTAAAACATTATCTGCGAATGCAAATAACTCTTCATTCTGGACGGTCTTGTAACGCTTGCCCACGACTGATAAAACGTCGGTACCTTGATCAAATGGGTTATCTCTAATTACATAGAAATTATCTGATGTATTTCTCCATGTGCTAGGGATATGATCTGCAACATCCGACAAGCGGACATTCCAATTATTCAACTTTGCTTCTTCAAGCATAGTTGATGTGCTTACCTTCTCATCTTGAGAGAAGATGCGATTTGCAAGATTGTGCCAAGCAGGTGCGCCACGCAGCGCAAATGCTACTTTGCCATCTTGCTCTTCTAGGTTATGAGCCATTTTATCCTTTCGTTTGGTTGAATGCTTATTCTAGCATAGTCCACTGACATTGTATATCTTATTGTTCTTTAATTTTCAGGAGTTTTCCACACCTATCCGTAAGGCTGTGGATAACCCCCCAGCTCTGCGGGCAGCTTGGGAAGGCGGGCCAGGAAAATAGATAAACCTGGCCCAAGATTATTATTTAATTAATTGTCTAGCATCCATAGGATAATAAGAGGCTGCAGTTTTCTTTTTCTTTATCTGATCATATACATATGCTTTTACATTACCATTAAACTTTGGTAAATAAGAAAATACAATTTTAGATAAGCCTTCTCGTTCTATGTTTTCATCTGAGTAAATAGTTAAGTCGTTAGACTTTATTTCATCATAGATTTCTATTCTATAACGCATCTGTTTCCTTTTGTAGTAGGGATAATCATTTTAACATAGGGGGCTAGATTTTGTCTAGCCCCCCATCTGCTATTTATAGATATTGAGCAATAGCGTTATATGTGCTTGCGCTAACTAATTCCTCATCGGTCATTTTAAGGATACGAATAGCGTTAGACATTTCCTCTTTTTGCTCACGATAAGTGTGCTGATGGATAATTTCAAAATCCTTTTCAGGTTCTTTTGGAAACTCTCCTTCTTTAAGAATTAAATCAAAATCAACATTAAGTGTTGAGTTCCAATTACGATAGTTGGTTCTGATATTCTCAGCCTTTGAGATTTGACCAACGGCAAACTTAGCAAGTTCTTTTTGCCAAGCCTTGTAAGACTTTTGATACTTGGCTTCGTTCTCGCCTTGTGTAGCATAGTCTTTCTCCAATTTTGCTAAGGCAGTTTCTAATGCCTTAATTACTTTTGGTGTTGCGATTTTTACCTGTATTGCTTTTTGTCTAGCCATTTATATTTCCTTTCGTTAGGTGGGTTTGGTATTACGCTTTAACGCTTGTCCAGCGTTCAGTTCCATTTACATCAAGCAGGATACGATTAACTCCGCTAGGGTGGTTATCAACGGCTTTGATAACTCCTGTAATACCGCTTGTTGTTGTTGTGTAGGTTGTTCCTATTTCCATTTGTTTCCTTTCGTTTAGGGTTGTATTATAGCACCAGCCACCGACAATTAGTCGGTTTCTGGTAGCCATGACTCTAGGTGATGCGCCTCTATAATCGCAGACGCAGGTGCTTGATCTCTACCTTTCCATAGTACGCCTTCAGGTAGTATGATCATCTTATCGTAGTCATCTTCGTAGTAGGCATCAATAGCATCTATACATGGTTGTACCATTGAGGCGGGTACGGGTGGGTAATGATTAGATTGTAGATGAATTAGAATTGCGTGATCTAAGTCAAAACTTTCTGCTAGGTCTAGTGCTGTATTTAATCCCATTACTTTAACTCCTCTAATATAGTTTCGGACATATCTTCTAGTTCGCTAATGCTATTTAGCATTTCTTTCATTTCTGTTTCTGATAACAATATGCTAGTTGTTAAGTCTGCTGTTTTACTAGCAAGCGTGGCAGAATATAAATACATTAACTTTGCGAAGTGTTTATCATCTATTTCTTTTCTTCGTTCCATTAAGTCGCCCGCTAAGGCTTTAATATCCTCATTGAATACCGCTTCTTTAGTTGCTTCTGATATTGCTATTGCTGTTGATAGCATATTTTCCTTTCGTTGGTGATGGGCTGATTATACACCAGCCCACCGACATTATTCTGCTAGTAGGATAAGAGCCTGCGTCGCAAACTCATTAGCAAGATCTAGCTTTGACTTGATCTCATCTGCTGTTAGTTTAGTAGGGTCACCAACAAACTCATGGATTGCACCTTGGTTATACTCAATAAATACTCCAGCGGGTAATTTTTCTACCTTTGGATAGAACGCACCTTTAGGGTCGAGTAATGAATTAAACTTAACTCCATTAACTTCAAACGGGTAAGTAACCCAGTTAGTTGTGTTTATCATTGTATCCATTTTTATTTCCTTTCGTTTAAGTAATGGAATTGTACCAGTAACAACCGACATTTAATAACGACACGCCGCAGATATACATAAATTTTCAGGGTGTTTTAAATCACATTCTTAACGACACGCCCGACCCCGCAGCTCTGTGGGCGCCAGCGGCGCTATTTAAATAAGAAATAAAAAAATATTATAAATGGGGCCAGCATTGTTATAGATAGCAGGGCCCCAAATATTTCACCTAACGCAAACGCCATTTTATTTTTTACTCGCAGAAAATCTTACATCTGCTTTACCATAAACACACAGACCGCATGACACGCAGGCGGAGCCATTAGTAGATATTAGCGGAATGCTTTTCATATTCTCAGGACACTTAGCGCCAGGCTTGCCAATTAATTCTTTCATGGTATTTTCGGTAACCGCAAAAGTTTTGCCTAGATAAGCCAGTCTAATTTTAGTACCAGTCTTACGCAAATCATGTGCTATATCTTTATTTTCATCATCCGTTGAATAATAAAGTGATAGATTATCAATCCCGTCTAAAATAAGGGCGGCAGACTTAACTCGTGTGTATACCCAAAATTGAATATCAGGATTAGAATTAATTACAGTCTTCCAGGCATGGGCATAAGTATCATTGAAGAAATCTCCGTCCCAGTGGATACGAAATAATAATTTAGCATTGCGCTTGACACAATCTTTTCTAAAATCATCAATCATTGAAGATATTAATTCTGTCATAGTTTTTTGATCAGCGTCTTTTAATAAATTCCAATTGTGCATGAGCACGTCTTTAACACCTTTATATACTTTTTCTAACTTTCCTGCATAGCATACGCTTTCGCATATGTTAGTGGCGCCAGGACATGAGAATGCCTTGCCAGCGGGCAGACCAAAAGTATTGGCAATAGTAGGAGTTTTGCCGTTAGGGGAAACGGCATTAGTAACCTTGCGATCATTAGATCTTTTTAGCATAGGGGTGATTATATCAGGAGGTACCGACATTATAGGTCCCCCATTTCTGCATCGGCCATACGTGAATGCATTAAGTCTGCATCGATATCACGCCATCCAAATAGAATCATTTCTGCTTTATCGTAGCATTCATTACAGGTCCAGCCCTCGTAATCATGGGCAGCATCGTCAAGAATAAATTCTGAACAATTAATATTGTGGCATGGGATTTTTTTCATTAGTTGACCTTTCGTTAAGTTGAGAGAATACTATCAGCTCAGACTGACAATTACAAATCAACACGCCACAAAATCCAAGGGATTTTGTGCATGTGTCTTAAATCACAAAATGCCCCCACAGCGCTGTGGGCGCCTTTGGCGGTTTGTCAAACCGCCACGCCGTTATTTAGAATTAAATTGTGGAATATAATAACCGCTTGCGCTATAAAATTTATTAGCGTCAAACTTAGGATTATCTTTAGCAAACATCATAGCAAAATCCACAATTACTTTTGAGAATAAAGCGGGATGAGTTTTATCTGAAATATAATTCATAATTTCAGCAGTAGCAATATAATCTTTACGGGTCATCATCGTCTTACCACCTTTCCATTTTGGTAAAAAATCTTTGTATAGCATTTTCCGCTATTAGTAAATAAATTTACAGTTGAGTATTCTTTAGCAAAACCGCAATCATTAAATTTAGCAAAATCTTCATGTGCTTGTAATTCATCTGAATATTGTGCTAACCAAGAAGGAGTGGTTTCCCCGTCATAAGTTACAGTTATTTTATACATTACGCACCTACGCAATCGCAAGTTTTGACATCAAACTCAGGTTTTAATCCCCAAAAAATATAACCTCGATTATTACAATCAGCGCAATCAAAAATTACGCTATCCCGCATTTTTTCTTTATTCATAGTTTTCCTTCCGTTGTTGTTATTGGTAATTATAGCCTAAGCCACCGACAAAGTGGGGAGGACACGCCCTAAAGCGCACCCTCATTAAATAATCCGATTTCTAACTCTAGCAAAGTTTCTGCGGGAATATCGGAGAGATCAAGCCACCCCGCACCCTCAGAGTCCATATGAAAAATTTCTATGTATCCCATTTACTCACCAACCTTAACTGCTATATTTCGGTAAGTATATTTACCAGTATCAGATTTAACCTGAACCAAATATCCTTCAGCATTTTCATAAAAAATATCTGATTTATCTGCTGAGATAATTTCTCCACGCAGAGTTTTTGAGTTATAGATTTTACCAATTAGTAAATCTTGTATTGTATATAAGTTAGCCATTGTTAGCCACTTCCTTTCGTTATAGCCGATATTATACACGAGCCCACCGACAATTTGCATATTACTTGTGAGTAATTCCATATTTTGAGACGCTCAACTTGTGTGTTGTTAATCACATGCGACACGCCCGACACGCCACGACACGCCCGAAATTTCAGGGTATTCTTATAATGTGTCTTAAATCACAAAATGCCCCCACAGCCTTTGTGGGCGCTTTAGCTTTTGTCAAGGCGACACGCCGTCTATGTCCTGTGAATTACCTCACACTATAACCGATAAGATCGCATGACCTACCCTCTGCGGTATCCTTACAGTTGCCATAGATAGGATCTAATAGGGCGGTGAAACCTATTAGCCCTATTGCTAGGGCTAAAGATAATCTAATCATTACTTACGACCTCTCCACAATTTAACACCAACTACAACAACTAATGCGGTAGCAATACTAAGCCAGTTAAACTCTAAATAAATCCATTCAGTAGAAACCATTAAACCTAAGTTGCTTACTTCTAAATCAAAATAAATCATTACTCTACACCTTCCCAATCTAGTGTTAATTCTTGCTCTGTTAATTCATCAAGGCTAATCATGTCCTCATCAAATAACACTTCGTTATTGTGTTTATCTATCGCCTCTAATTCGTCAAGGTGGCGATAAGCGTCTGATACATCGGCTTGGATAGTATCCCATTTAGTCATCATTTATTTATTCTCCTGCTCTATTGTATGGACTAAGTATGTAAATTTTAATGATGGCTTAACTTCGTTAAGTTCATCAATTAGAGCGATGATCTCCTTCATGCTCTTAGCGGTTAGCGTGCCCTTCATTAAAGAGCCTTGCCAAATCGTGTAAGTGATAGTCATTATTAAAACCCCCAACAATCTGAGCAGATTACTGTATCGCTCTCGTCGTAGAATATAGAGGACATCTCTATATCGCATACCTTACATTGTAAGGTGATTAGTGTGTCATTCATTTTCTGTCCTTCTTTCGTTGTTGTTAATAAATTAAGCCTAGCATAAGCCACCGACAATCGGTGGCGACACGCCCTAGAGCGTGGAGTGAGATACCTCACACTCGCTAGAGCATGACGGCGTTTGAGCCAATAGTAGGCGTAGCAGACCTCTACGCTCATTGTTAGTTAAACCCATGCGGGCTACTGTAGAGGGGTTAATTCCCCCATGATTATATTCAAACAATAGTTCGTTATAGATTAAGTCTAGGTTAGACATGTTAGACATATAGTTATCCTTTCATTGATTACTTATAGTATAAGTCTACACACAGGCACTGACATTTATCAAGTCGCAAATCGGACATGTCGGACATTTTGAAAGTTAATTTTAGAAATTAGCGTGAGGTTAATCACATATGGTCGCTCTATTTGGACAAATCAGACATTTTAAATGTATGCATCATACAAATTAAAATCCTATTAACATTTTCATAAATCTGAATTACTGGTCAACTAGGATTATAAATGTTATAATAAATAAATTGGAGATTAGCTCAGCAGGCAGAGCGGGAAGCTGTTAACTTCTAGGTCCTAGGTTCGAATCCTAGATCTCCAGCTTAGCACCAGTAGCCAAGTTGGTTAAGGCACCGAACTCATAATTCGGCTATCGTAGGTTCAAGTCCTGCCTGGTGTACTTTGCGAATATTGCATAGTGGTAGTGCGTAACCTTGCCAAGGTTAATGTGAGAGTTCGATTCTCTCTATTCGCTCTCTTGACCTAACAAAATCTATTATGCTACAATTCTAGCCTTGGACAGTTTTCGGAGATAATATCAAGGGGTTAAACTCCAAGTGCGACAATGACGGAAGTGTTATTAGTCTTGGCTTATATATCCAATATAAGTTCAACCGATGAATTGCGGGTTTACTACCTTTAGACAATTTCGGGGATCCTTTAAAGATTTAAGGGGTGTAGGGGTTGTATGCTCTAAATCTGGAAGTATCCAATAAAAAGAAAATATAATACATATACTCAAAAATAAAAATTCTATTAACATTTAATATTATCTAATATTCTAGTCAACTAAGATATATATCCAGATTATAATAATTAAAAGATATACTTAGGGTATGAAGTCTGAAAAGACGACTGATCGCAAACATAAAGCTTTCTTGATAAAATATATCCAGGAGCTGAAAACGACTACTCCTTGTTTAGACTGTAAGATTTCATATCCATACTACGTAATGGACTTTGATCATGTTCGTGGGCGGAAGCAAAAAAATGTTATGGAACTTGTATCTACTCTATCTAAAAAGAAGATAGATGAAGAGATAGCTAAATGTGAGATAGTATGTTCAAATTGTCATAGAGTAAGAACTCATAAAAGAAAAGCGGGGAAAAGTGAAAGACCTACAAAATAAACTCCTATCCAGTATATTAATCATAACCCTAGCCTATATCTTCTTTGCTCTATTTGTCTAACTATATTCTAGTTGACTAAGATATTATATATAGATTACTTATCCTGGTATTGAGGTTATCTCTAGGATTATCCTTGTTAATATATATAGGGGGATATTGATGGCTATCTGATTTCACCCGCCGATTTTAAAATAGCCCATATCGGCCTTCTAAGGCCCTTATGGCAAATCTTTAGGGATAGATGGTGGGTATATGTGGAATATGGGGAAAGGGTCTCTATCTCGCCGAAGCACTTTTTTCGCACTTTACGTCAAATTAAAAATTAATTTTCGGCTATGTAATATCCAGCAATATGAAAGTTATCTTGTTGATCTAGATTAAATGGAACATTATGCTCAAAAGGCACATCTCGACCGTTTGATGCTGTAGAAAAAAGAAGCATTTGATTTGACCCAGCAAGAACGTGTCCAGATATAGAGTATTGAGTTGATGCAGATATATCATGTATACACCCGTCTCTAAATATATAAGAAGAATGTGATGGGAATGGAAGAGTTATATAATACTGTCCAGTTCCAAAAGATGTTATGTTGTCAAAATCTACCTGTACTTCAAAATGAACCATTCTATAAAATTTTGAAAAATGACCACTAAATGCAGGTCCAACTATAACTGGCTGGGTTCCAGTGGTTCCCCCAGATGGAGTAAACTCTTTTTCTATTATCCCAGGATCTGTTATTTGTATACTTGTCATTCTCTGTCCTGGATAAATATAGATACTTGAACGCCAGAATCTCCGACCGCCCATAAATCATCACCATTAGCCATTTCTATTGTAAATGATTGAGCTGGGTAAAGTTTATGTCCAAAATTTGCTGTAGTTACATTAAGATTTCCAAGATATGCATATCCAGTAGTCATTATATTTTGAACAGATAGGGTACACCTAGAGTCTATAGTTTCACGGATATTTAATCTTTGAGGAGTTGAATTTAATGTAATAATTCTATGTTTTAGCTGCATTATCTTATTATACCCCTTATAAAACACAAAACCCAATCAGAGGCGGATCCGATTGGGCAGTGCTAGTTCTTGCGAACTAAGTATGGGGAACATTGTGGGATGCTACGACCCATACTTGTTTATTATAAAATACTTATTTTTCTAAGTCAAGGATATCTTGAACAAATTCTGTATCAAGATCCTCAGATTCTTCTTGCGGGGTAAATGAAGGGGAGGGTCCAAGTAGATATCCCTCTTCATGATATTTAATCATTTTTTCAGTTTTTTCAGGATCTACCTTATTAGCCATAATAGTCAACATGTCATAAATTCTATGAAGCATGATGTAGTTAACCATAGGTAGATTATCTTCTAAGCTTTGAGACTGTTGATCAGACATTTTTTGCTACCTTTATTTTTTCTAGGATATCTTCATAGAACTTAATTCCTATGAAATTTTGATAATTACAGGATAAACAATATAAGAACTCTTTATCATCTGAAGTTATGTTAGGCATTAGAAGGCCCTGATCCATTGGACATTCAAGTCTAGGAACAAGGCCCTCTTCTGATAAAGCTATATATCTAGATACGTTCTGTATCTTTCCCAATATTGCTCCTTAAGCTTTTGGAAACTTATCCACAAGTTTCTTTGCTAGTCCTATTGAATTAGGCCAAGCCGACCAATCTTTTCCGCCCTTGGTCATATAGTACGTTATCTCTGCGTTCGTTACTGGATCAAATAATTCCTTATTTGAAACTAAATTAAATTTTTCTAATCTTGATACTCCCAGTTGCCCGATCATATTGATTTGAAAAATCCCATAAGATTTATCACCTGTTGATTTGTTGTCATTTAAAGCCAAAGGTCTCCCATTTGACTCCACTGTTGCAACAGACCAAGCTATTTTTAAAGCATTTCCTTCAAATCCTACAGCCCATAATAAATCTCTTAAATCATCGACTGGAAGCATTTCAGAATGCTTATAAGTATCATTGCTGAACTTATTTAGTATTTCTCTTTTTAGTTGTTTTTCGGTTTTTTGCACCTCTACAGGTACAGTTATTAATGCTTGAGTTGCAGTTGGTCCAGGCTGGACGGAAAATAGAAATAATGTTATCATTCCTATTGCAGTCCAATTATGAACAACATCGCTCAAACGTTGTTTGATTCTCTCCATTGGCATTTCCTCCTTTAGAGATAACGAACTATAATAGTAGCATTAACTAGCAAAACGTGTCAACCTAGTTGACCAGAAAGAATTAATGAATATTTCATTTTCAACACCAATTGTTAACATAAAAGGAGAAAATGGATATGGTTATGCTGGAAGAAGTATAGTTAATTCATTAAACTCTTTAGGACATTTTGTCCCATTTCAAGATCCAAAATCTTTAGTTCAATTAAATTTTTCACAACCAGATCTTTTTAAATTACATAGAAAACAATATCAAATTGGATATACTCCATGGGAGTCAACAGTTATTCCAACAAGATGGCATGACAATATAAAAAATTGCGATGAATTCTGGACGACATCAGATTGGTGTGCAAATGTATTTGAAGATAATGGATTTAATAATGTAAAAGTATTTCCACACGGAATAGATCCAATGTGGACTCCTAAAAAAAGAGAAGAAAAAGAAACTTTAAAATTTTTGCATATAGGGGAGCCATCTCCTAGAAAAGGCGGGCAGCTAGTAGTAGATGCATTTGGATACCTATTTGGTAATAAGCCAGGATATTCTTTAACAATAAAAGCTTTTAACTATAGTACAGCTAGGGTATTTAATAATTATATAGATAAAAATATTATAGGTTTGCCTCACGAAATATATAACAATGTGTTTTTAAATAACTCTGTATTAAATGATGAGGAGCTTGTTAGGCTTTACCATAGCCATGATGTTTTAATCTATCCAAGTTATGGAGAAGGTTTTGGATTTATCCCGCTTCAGGCTCTAGCAACAGGAATGCCTACCATATCTACATTTCATTGGGCACAGTATAAAGATTACATTGGTCCACTAAAATTAAAATCGGAATTAGTAGAATCTCCTTGGGATTATATGCATGAAGGTAAAGTTTATGAGCCAGACTATCAACATCTACTTGAGCTTATGAGAGATGTAAGTTTAAATTTTAAAGCATATTCATCTTATTACTATACTCAGTCAACTAAAATTCATGAAGAATATAATTGGTTACGGTTGACCAATAATGCATTTGACCATATTTTTAAAAAATTCTTATAACCTCTTTCCATTATAAATAAAGTTTGATACACTTAGAACTCATTTAAAAAAATAATCAAACCGCTGGGCGGAGAAAAAGGTCTATATGTCAACAGTTATTGAAAACCCGTACGAAAATTTTATTGCGTTATCTCGTTATGCAAGGTGGATTCCAGAGGATAATCGTAGAGAAACTTGGGGAGAAACAGTAGATCGTTATTTTAGTTTTATGCTTGATCATTTATTTAAAGAGTACTCATATGAACCATCAAGCAAACTAATCCAGGAATTAAAAGAAGCAGTTCTTAATAGAAATGTTATGCCCTCAATGAGAGCGGTAATGACATCTGGTGCAGCATTAGAAAGAGATCATGTTGCAGGATATAACTGTTCTTTTGTTCCAGTAGATTCACCAAGATCATTTGATGAAACAATGTATATTCTTATGTGTGGAACTGGAGTAGGATTTTCTGTTGAGTATAAGTATATTAATAAACTTCCTGCCGTTCCAGAATCTTTAGAAAAATCAACAACAGTTATTTCTGTAGAAGATTCAAAACAAGGTTGGGCAAAAGCATATCGTGAATTGCTAGCATTACTTTGGTCTGGACAAATTCCAGCAATTGATGTAACTAAACTTAGACCAGCAGGAGCAAGACTTAAAACTATGGGCGGAAGATCTTCTGGCCCACAACCACTTATTAATTTATTTGATTTTACAATTAAAGTATTTAAAAACGCAGTTGGAAGAAACTTAAAACCAATTGAGTGTCATGATATTATGTGCAAAATTGGAGAAGTTGTTGTAGTTGGCGGAGTGCGTAGATCTGCAATGATTTCATTATCTAATATTAATGATATTGAAATGGCAGCAGCTAAATCAGGAAATTGGTGGGAAAATAGTCCACAAAGAGCATTATCAAATAACTCAGTTGCTTATTCTAGAAAACCAGAAATGGCGCAATTTATAACAGAATGGAAAAATCTTTATGACTCAAAATCTGGAGAGCGTGGAATCTACAATGTTGCTGCAGCTCAAGCACAAGCAGCTAAATATGGAAGACGGGATCCTGAAATACACTATGGAACAAACCCTTGTTCGGAAATTATTTTGCGTCCTTACCAGTTTTGTAATCTTTCAGAAGTCGTATTACGTGAAAAAGATACAATTGAGGATGTCGAAAATAAAGTAAGACTTGCCACTATTTTAGGAACATGGCAGTCCACCTTAACAGACTTTAAATATCTGCGTAAAATTTGGAAAGATAACACAGAAGAAGAAAGACTGCTAGGTGTATCTTTAACTGGCCAATTTGGACATAAGTTTTTTTCTGGAAAACAAGGTCTAGATAAATTAGAATCTACACTAGTTTCTCTTCGTGAGCAGGCAAGAAAAACAAATAAAGAAGAGGCTAAAAAAATTGGCATACAGGAATCGGCAGCAATTACTTGCGTTAAGCCTTCAGGAACAGTATCTCAATTAGTTGGGGTTTCCTCAGGAATGCACCCATGGCACTCTAAATATTATATTCGTACAGTTCGTGGCTCTAAAGGAGATCCAATTTCTACATTTTTAAAAGAAGTGGGCATACCAGTAGAAGATGATGTAATGAAGCCAACAGATACATATGTGTTTTCATTTCCTATAAAAGCTCCAGAAGATGCTATTGTAAGAAATGACTTAACGGCTATTGATCATTTAAACACTTGGCTGGTATACCAGAGAGCATGGTGTGAACATAAGCCGTCGATTACAGTTTCAGTTAAGGAAGATGAGTGGATGGAAGTTGGAGCATGGGTATATAAAAACTTTGATGAAGTTTCTGGTATCTCATTTTTGCCTTCTTCGGATCACTCATACAAACAAGCACCATACCAGGAAGTAACAAAAGAGGAATACGAAGACTTGTTGTCTAAGATGCCAAAGTCTATTCGTTGGGAAGATTTATCTTTTTATGAAACCGAAGATGGAACATCTACAAACGCAACTCTGGCCTGTAGTTCAGATGGCAATTGCGAGCTTGTTGATATTTCTGCTTAAAGTAGTATAATGGAATTGGGGTAAAACCCAAAATTCCTGGGCACAAGGCCCAGAAATAGGAGGATCTAATGAAACAAGATCTAAACAATGATGGAAAGGTAACTATGCAAGAGAAAATTCTCGCAGCATTGTCAAGCTATGGTCGCCACTTTTTAGGTGCAACTATTGCTCTTTACATGACTGGAAATACTGACCCAGGAGATTTAATCAAGGGCGGAATTGCAGCATGTCTGCCAGTTATTCTAAAAGCGCTTAATAGCAACGAACCAGCTTTTGGCTTTACAAAAAAGTAATAATTAAATAATGAATTAGGATTGCTCCTATGCTAAAATAGGCATAGGAGTTTTCCTATTTAGGAGTACTAGCAAATGGCAGGACAAAAAAATTTCGAAGTGGATCAAAATACCACTTTTACTTTCATTGTTGAATATAAAGACAATGCAGGAAGCGCAATTAATTTAACTGGCGCTTCTGCTAAGCTGCAGGTCCGTGATACAAAAGGCGGAACCAAATTAGCTTTTACTCTAACATCACCATCTGGTGGAATTACAATAGATGCTCCTAACGGCAAGTTGACAGTTAGGATGACTCCAACTCAAACAAATAAACTGTTTTATCCAAAGTCCTCGTATGACTTAATGCTTACCGATTCTAATTCAATTAAAACAAAATTGCTAGAAGGATTTTTGACTCTTAGCAGGTCGGTAACAATATGACAGAAACAGTAATAGTAACAGAAATCGTAAATGATGTAATTGTATCCTCTCCTGGACCGCAAGGCCCTAGAGGTAAAGGCATATTAAATGGAGCAGGTGCCCCATCAAATAACCTAGGCCTTGAAGGAGACTTTTATTTTAATACCTCTAATAACAATTTATATGGCCCAAAATTATCAGACACCACATGGTCTGGGGCAACAATAATTGATTTAGCTACAACAAGTGATTTAGGGTTTACCTATGAATGGTCTATTGGACAAGTGACTGGACCAGTATCTGGATTATACTCTTTACCAATAATTCATAATTTAGGATTTTATCCAAATGTTACCGTTAAAACTAGCGCTGGAGATGTATTAGAAACAGGCATAGACTATAATAGTATTAACCAAATTACACTGACAATGGCTCAACCATTCGGTGGGACAGCATTCCTGTCCTAAAGGAGAAAAGAAAATGGCAAGATTATTCGTAACTGGCATTAATCTGAATAAGAATGAACTTCAGAATGCTAGAATTCAAAACCTTAGTTCTGCGCCCTCAAGCCCAGTAGAAGGTCAAGTATATTTTAATACCGTAGATAAGATTCTATACTTTTATGATGGAACAAACTGGATTTCTACATCTGGTTCTCTAGAAGTAATTCAAGATGCTATTGGTGCATATGTTTTAGGCGGAACTGGACTAACAGCAACATATAACGACACATCTGGCAACACAACAATAGATTTAGATAACACAACAGTAACAGCCGCATCTTACGGAACAACCGCTGCAAAAACAGCATCATTTACCGTAGATGCACAAGGTAGATTAACTGCTGCAAGCGAACAAGATATTCAAATTGCAACATCACAAGTAACTGATCTTGCAGAGTTTATTGACGACACAGTAGGAGACGCTGTAGCTGGACTTGTAAAAGAAGGCGAAGGCATTGATGTAACATATGATGATACCGCTGGAACTCTTACAATTGCTGCAGAAGATGCAACTTCTAGTAATAAAGGTATTGCATCATTTAACTCTACAGACTTTACAGTATCAACTGGAGCGGTAACATTAAACGCTGAGCGTGTAGAAGATATTGTAGGAAATCTTGTACTTGGTGGAACAGGAATTGATGCCACATACACAGATGGAGCAGGAACATTATCAATTGATATTGATTCAACTGTAACTACAAATTCTGGAACACAAACACTTACAAATAAAACATTAGGATCAGGTACAGCTCTTAGCGCAAACCTAGACGCTGGTACAAACAAGATTACAAATCTTGGCGCACCAACATCTTCAACTGATGCCGCTACAAAAGCATACGTAGATGCTGTTTCTGAAGGATTGCATGTTCATCCAGCAGCTAACGTATATGTAGCAGCAAACGTAGATATAGCAACAGCTTTAGAGGCTGGAGATTTAATTGACGGAGTAACTCTTACAGAAGGAATGAGATTACTTGTTAATGGACAAACAACTCAATCTCAAAATGGTATTTATGTAGTTCAAGCATCTGGTGGACCACTTCGTGCAGCAGATTTTGATACTGCGGTAGAGGTAGATAGCGGAGACTTTATATTTGTATCATCTGGAACCAGCTATGCAAATACTGGATGGGTTCAAACCTTAAAACCAGCAACAATTGGAACAGATGCAATAAGCTTTACACAGTTTTCTGGAGCTGGAACATATCTAGCTGGAGACGGATTAACATTAACAGGTACAACATTTAGTGTAGATGTTACTCCAAGCTCAGGAAGCGCAAGCTTAGAAGTTGTAAACAATGCATTAGCAGTAAAAGCAAACACTAATGATGGTCTAGAAATAACAGCAAGTGGACTTGGAATCAATAATGGAGCAGGTCTTACATTTTCTGGTGGAGCATTAGTATTTGATACCGCAAACGGATATGGAACAAGAAAGTTAGCATTTAATGTAGGAAACGCATCAGCAACTTCTTACTCATTAAACCATGCTCTTGCAACAAGAGATATAACAGTTCATGTTTATGAAAATGCATCTCCTTATGCACAAGTAGAAGCAGATGTAGAGCATACAGACTCAAATAACTTAACAGTCAAATTTGCTTTAGCCCCAACAACGGATCAATATAGAGTCGTAATAGTAGGTTAATCGTGGCTAAAAAATTTTTAACTCCGATTACGCCACCAGCTCTGAGTTCAGACCCTAGTGGAGGAACAGCAGGTTCTATTTACTATAACACTGTTGCTGGCGCATTAAAAATTTATAATGGCACAACATGGTCATTACTAACTGGTTCAGGTGGCGGAGAAACTAGTGCTATAGAAGTACTAGACGAATCTCCAGCATCTCCATCACAAGGCAGAATATATTTTGACTCGGCAGAAAATACAATTAAAATTTGGAACGGTAATATCTGGTATGATGTTGCTGGTCCAAAAGAAATGTTAGATCACCAACACTTTGCAGGTGAAGGATTTGTTAGATACGCAGTTTATGGCGGATATGTTGAAGATGCAAATGTGGTTTTTATGGATGGCGGAACCTCGACATCTACATTTACTAATGATATAATAGATGGAGGAGCGTCCTAAAATGGCAGTTAGAATTCAAATACGTAGAGATACCTCTACAAATTGGTCCACAAACAACCCTGTACTATACCCAGGTGAAATTGGTATTGAAACAGATACTAATAAATTTAAAATTGGTCCAGCCGTAAATTCCCCAGCAGTTGCAACTGCTTGGAATAGCATTATTGCATATTCAAACGTAGTTCCAGAAGATTTAGAAAACACATTAGATGAATATATTTTAGCTGCAGACCTAGGAGAACCAGATGGCCCAGCTAAATTAAATGTTGATGGAAATCTATTAATTCCAGAAGACAGCATTATATTTGAAGGTTCATCAGCAGATGCACATGAAACAACTTTAACAGTAACAAATCCTACAGAAGACAGAACAATTACTATTCCAAATGCTTCAGGTACTGTAGCATTAGCAGAAAATGTAGCAGCATTATCAGGAGCAACATTTACAGGAAACATTAGTGTTCCTACAGCAATTACGTTTGAAGGCGCAACAGCAAATGATTTTGAAACAATTATCCAGGTAACAGATCCAACTGCAGAT